GGCGCTGATGGTAAGATTACTCTTAGTGCTGGGGATTCAAAGAACAGTTCTATGAATTCTTACAACACGACAGTTGGTACTACAGAAAGCATCTTCAAGCATGTCTTTAAGGTTGACAACATGAAGATGATGATGTTAGAATATAATGTTGAGATTTCTAGTAAGGGGATCTCTAAGTTTACAACAGAAGATGAAAGGGTCACATACTACGTTGCTACTGAATCCCGCTCTTAATGAAAGGTCTATATTATGGCAATGGGTGATTATTTGTGGGTGGAACAGTATCGTCCACCCAGCATCAAAGAGTGTATTCTACCAGAGCGTCTGAAGAATGTGTTTCAAGCGTTCGTAGATAAGAATCAAGTTCCTAATCTTCTTCTTACAGGTGGTCCTGGCGTCGGTAAAACAACCGTCGCTAGGGCACTCCTGAACGAACTAGATCTTGATTACATTATTATCAACGGTTCTATGAAAGGTAACATCGATACTCTTAGAACCGAAATCAGCCAGTTTGCCTCTACCGTATCGTTTACAGGTGGTCGTAAATATGTTATTCTAGACGAGGCTGACTATCTTAATCCACAATCTACTCAACCCGCTCTTCGTAACTTTATGGAAGAGTTCTCTAATAATTGTGGATTTATTCTAACCTGTAACTTCAAGAATCGTATCATCGAACCTCTACATTCTCGATGTGGTGTAGTAGACTTCACTATGACAAATAAAGAGAAGGCAGGTCTTGCTTCTCAGTTTATGAAACGTGTTGAAAATATCCTCAAGATGAAGGGCGTTGAGTTTGATCAGAAAGTTATCGCTGAACTAATTATGAAACATATGCCAGATTGGCGACGTGTTCTAAATGAACTTCAGCGATACTCTGTTACAGGTAAGATTGATGTCGGCATTCTCACTACACTAGGCGACGAATCTTTTGATTCTCTTGTTTCTATGATGAAGAATCAAGACTTCACTAGTATTCGTAAATGGGTTGTTGATAATGCTGATATTGAATCATCTACACTGTTTCGTAAACTATATGATTATGCAAATAAGAAGATGAAACCAATGAGTGTTGCTCAGATGGTGTTGATACTCGCAAAGTATCAATATCAAGCAGCCTTTGTTGTTGATCACGAAATCAATAACGTTGCTTGTCTATTGGAAATCATGACCGATTGTGAATGGTCATGAAACCATTTGACTTTGTAAACGATATCAATCTAGGTAAGAAAGATATCATTACCAATTCTGATAACCCAGAACTAGCGGAGAAAACTTATAATCCTTATCTAACAAATAAGTCACTATCATACTTTCCAGATACGGTACAGTATGCTAATATGATGAATATGAACTCTCATCTAGAGAATAATCTACAGTATTCTTTTTTACTAAATATTGTGAGAAAACGTAAACGCTTTTCGAAATGGCATAAGAATACTGGTGAAGAGGACTTACAAGCGGTGATCGATTATTATGGATACTCGGTCAATAAGGCAAAGGAAGCACTCAAAATTCTAGATAATGAACAACTTGTAACAATAAAAACAAAATTGATGAGAGGTGGAATGAGTAATGACCGAATTAAGTAATATGATAGAGGTACATCTAAAAAATGAAGATGACTTTCTAAAAGTAAAAGAGACTCTAACACGCATTGGTGTAGCGTCTCGTAAAGATAAAAAACTATATCAGTCTTGTCATATTCTACATAAACAAGGCAGATATTTTATCGTACATTTTAAAGAACTATTTGCGCTAGACGGTAAACCATCTGATTTCAATGATAATGAATCGGATATTGGTAGACGTAATGCTATTGCTAACCTTCTAGAACAATGGGATCTAGTGACACTTGTTGATTCTAACAAGACTACAAATCCACTAGCTCCTTTAAATCAAATCAAAATTCTTCCTTATAAAGAAAAGAAAGAATGGGAACTTGTAGCAAAGTATAGTATCGGAAGAAAGAAGTAATTAAATTGAAAGGGGTGTTTTGTTATGAATACTAAATCTTTAACAATCAATTCAGATTTGTGGTTAAACGATACTGGTGATATTCAAACTACTGTTTGGTTTGGACCTGATGGCAATGATATTGAATTTCCTTCAGTATCGCTTGGGAAACTCTTAGAACAAGAGTTGGAATCCCACAAATATCTTCACGATGAAAGTTATGATGAAGAAGGGATTTTGTCGATATATAAGCAAATTTCCTTTCTACGTCAACAATTAGACGTTTTCGAAGAAAAGTTAAAAAATCTCAAAATTAATGAAAAAAAGGGTTGACATTTAATACGAATGATACTATATTAGTAGAGTAAGTTGACTTTGTGACGATGCAAACAAGGAGAAATATGATGCGTAAGTCAATGATTGCCGCTGTTGCGGTTCTGGGTTTGAGTGTTAGTGCTTGTCAGACTTCACAAGTTGGTACTACCGTAGGTGGGCTTCTAGGAGCTGCTGGTGGTGGTCTTGCTGCGAACAAGTTTATCGGCAAGGGTAAGGGCAAGATTGCCGCTACTGCTGCTGGTGTACTTGGTGGTGGTGTGCTTGGTGGTCTTTTTGGTAATTCTCTAGGAATGCCATATGACAATCGATCTGCCATTAACAACAATGCATATATGATTAATAGTAATGGTCAACGTATTGATCAAAATTCTAACAAGATCTACGAATTGAATGGCCGGCAGTATCAGACGAATTATGATGGTACGATGACTCCTATCGTTATTAATGGTCAAACGGGACAACAAAATAACATGAGTAATTACAATTGTCGCGTTGTAAACAACTACGTTCAATGTAACACTCAATAAAGAGTTATGCTTTTACAGCATAACTGGTATTCCTGAAAGTAATACTATTTTCAGAAATACCGCAATAAATAAACCTGTGATATGCCTTATGGGTATCACGCATATCTAACCTTGCTAAACTAGGAGGTAATAGCATGACTAAAGACGTAATTTCCCTACTCAATTCACCACTTTTCGTTGGTTTTGATCGTGTATATGATCGACTAAACGAATTTCAAGAAACAGTATCAAAAAATATTCCATCTTATCCACCTTATAATATTCGTAAGGTGGATGAAAATAAGTATGTTATAGAACTAGCGTTGGCTGGTTTCTCCAAGTCTGATATTGAGATTGAAGTAAAGGATGACGTTCTAAAGATTACAGGGAGCACAAAGGACGATGCGGAAAATTTGCTATACCGTGGGATTGCAAACCGAACGTTCAATAGGAATTTTAACCTTGCTGACACAATTGAGGTTAAAGATGCTTCTCTTATGAACGGTATGCTTAAAGTGTTTCTGGAAAATATTATTCCAGAACATAAGAAGCCAAAGAAGATCAATATCAACGAAGATATCAACTCAAAGGAGGTATAACATTCACTCGATGAATATGCTTAATAAGATTATCAATAAAATCAAAAAGTTTTTTTCCTATAGTTGGGAACAGGAATATTTAAGTGACGCTAAGGATTGTGCGGATCTTGAAAGACGGCAGAAACTTATCAATGATGGTTTAACCCAACACTATAGTATCTACACAAAGAGAGGATACATTTAATGGGAACCGCAATTTTAGCAACAATTATTTTTGATGTTGGATTGATTGGTGTTTTCGCAATTTATCTAACAGGAGTATCAGCGGTCAATAAAGTTTTCAGTTGACATATATAACTCTGTAGACTATAATGGGAGAGTGTTAATCGCTCTCCCATCTTTTTTTGGAGGTCACCATTTTTTATACTAATGTAGATAGATACGGTAACCAAATTTTGTTTCGTGGGTACAATAACAAAACACAAGTTACCAAGAAGGTCAAGTTTGAACCAACACTTTACATCCCTTCACCAAAGGGTACATGGAAGACTCTCGATGGACGTACTGTAGATTCTGTACAACCTGGATCTATGAGAGACTGTAAAGAGTTTATGGACAAGTACGCTGATGTAGATAACTTCATGGTGTGTGGTACGACTAACTATGTCCATCAATTCATCTCAGACGCATTTCCTAAGACAATCAAGTATGATCGTACTCGTATCAATATCTGCACGATTGATATTGAGGTAGCATCAGAAGACGGATTTCC